TCATTAAATCTTTCAACAGCATCTGACTGTTGATTATTGATAATGCTATCTACCATAGATTGTATAACTGTTGATTCCATATATTCTCCTATAATCATTATTTATTTATTGCTGAGGTTCCTGTCCAGGAGGCAATTGACCAGGCGGCATGCCAGGCATTCCTATTTGAGGTGGAGGAGTTTCTGTCTCTATTTGAGTTTTCATCTCCTTCATTTCTTTATCCGACATTCTCAAAACATTTTTCATAACATATTCTTGACTGTAATATGCACCAACAAAAGGTTGAATTTGATTTAACAGATCAATTCTGTTTCTCAAATTCTCAGCATTTTTCATTTCCTCAAAATACTGATCCTGGGCATATCTATAATCTATCTCATTCTTTATTGAGTTCCAATCTTTTTCTGTTAAAACACCCTTTAATAACAACTGAGTTTTTAACAAATCATTGAATAACTCATTAAATTTTACTCTGAGTCTACTAACAAATTTAGCAAATTTTAATTCGTCTCTGGTTATCTCTGTTGCTCTACCAAACGATATACCGGTTTGGGGTTGCATTCTCGATAACGGAACATTTAATGACTGATATAATTTAGTTTGAAAATAATTAATATCATCAATTTGACCTAAGTTTTCGCCGCCAGGCAATGTAGTAATTTCTGTACCTCTGCCGCCTTCTCTTCTAGGCAACCAGAAATCTTCCAACATAGACATAAATTTACGATCGTCTCTAATTTCTCCAGTACTGGAATCATATACAATCTTATTTCTATAACGAGCCATAATATCTTTTAGATATTGCTCTGCTTTCAACTTTGGCAAATTGCCTACATCAATATAAAATATTCTTCTCTCAGGCGCTCTTGCTAATCTGTAAATAACTAAAGAATCTTCCATCATCTTTAATTGATTCACAGGTTTAATTGCTTTGTGCAATTGACCTAAAACTACATTCTTATCTAAATCCATTATACCCGAAGGTACAAATGTGATAGCGTCTAAAGAAATTCTTATACCTTGATTTGCTGCATGAGTAGTAAATCCTGGATTATAAGTAATACCCTTTTCATTATATAGAAAATATTCTTCAACAGATTGAATAATCTCTACGCCGCTATCCTTATCTTTTTCTTTCTTAACTTCACGTATCTTCTTTATTTTTCTCGGATCTAACACTATTGTCTCTAAAATACCACGCTTAGGATTTTTAGCATCAACAATCTTTTGAAAATATAATCTACCATCTATATACCATCTCTTAAAATAATCAAATCCTTTAGTATCAAATTCAATCAGTTTCATCAATGCAGTAAATTCATCAAGAATAGTATCTTTAATATCGTCAGGAATATCTAATCTATCTAAATTAATTTGTACTACAGCCTCATCGTCTATAGCGGCAATTGCTTCAGTTAATATTTCATCTATTGCCGCCGATGTATCTGAATACATTGAGCATTCTCGATATCGAGTAATGAGATCATATTCAGATTTTGCTGTTGCGTCTAAATCAACATACGTTCCAAAATATCCGCCTGCTTGCACAGTGGATGCCCCATCGTCAGAAACAGGTGTAGCAAACCCCTGTAGTTTTCTGTCTATAGGAGGTTCTTCATCCTCTTTACCAATAGTAAAGCCAAATAGTTTAATTGCCATAATTTAATTCACTTTTTAAAAATTAACCCAATGATGTGATTGCGTCGACCAATTGTTGTGCAGGATTATTAGAAAATTCAAAAGATTGATACTGGAACGATACACCAAAGGTTGACAACTGATCGTTGGATCCAAAATCTAAACCAACTGCACCTAGATCAACTGGGAATGCGCCTATTAATTTATATTGCTTTAGAACTGCACCATTACGATCCAATTGAGAAACAAACATATCAGTTTGATATTGGGATGGTTGTAAAGCACCTGTCTTATTAGCAAGGTCTTCTATACCGTTCATCCATTGCTCAATTGCGGTTCTAATAGTAAATCCAGAATCATTTAGAACTGTACAGTTAAATGGTGCAAAATCTCTATCGCCTGCCATTTTAACTAATCTACCGCGATAGTAAACTGGAGTAACTCCGAGAGTTTGTCCTGGCAATTCCGCTACACTAACTAGAAACGGTGCTTTAGTTACTGCTGCTCCCCTTGCCGCAACATAGTTCGGAAAAGTTAGTTGAACAGCAAACTGATTCGGTCTTGCGCCGCCGTTTGTTAGTTCGGATTTAAATCTTTCTACATTAAATGGTACTGCCATTTTGAGGTTCTCCTATTATGCCCCTACTTCTTCGAAGGATACACCAGTTCTTGTAGCTACAAAATTCAATTGAATGAAATTAATAGCTCTTGCTGGTTTGATGAATATATCCGCGACAAATTCATTTCTATCTATAACTTCTGCGGTATTATTTGTTTCATCGCATACCACTCTAAAGTCCGAAATACCTCTGCGACCTTGTACATCTCTTAAGAATGGTTCTACTAGATTTCTAAATTGTCCGCGAGTAAATGGATCATTGAATTCGAATAATTGGAATTTAGAAGCGGTAGCTATTGCTTTTTCCAATACGATAAACAATCTGCGTACATTAATACGATCAAATGCGCTTGGTCTTGATTGTAGTGTTTTGTCTCCAAACAATAAAGTACCTTGTCCAGGGAATGTTACTACAGGGTTAATACCTTTCTTGTATAGAGTATCTCTATCTGTTTTAGATGGAGAGTAAGCCAATTTAACTACATTCTTAATAACTCCTCTGTTATATCCTGCAGGAGAGAACCAAGGATCAGCAATATAATCAGTTCTTGCAGCAAGACCAGCAATATCGCCATTCAGCGGAACATAACGATACTTATCGTTATAACGATCATACTGATATTTCCAACCAGAATCTAAAACAGCAAATGAAGAGTCTGTTAAAGTATTTCTATAAGAAACAATTTTATCTGCCTGACCTGTCGTATTTACTACATCAGTGTATTGAGGAGATGCAAACACTACACAATCTCTTCTTGAATCTGCAATAGCAATAACACTATTTACTACACTTGCTGTTGTGGTTGGTCCCATTGGGATCAGACTTACGTCATATAATTAGTCATTAGAAAATAATGCGTAACCTGCTGTTAAGTTGCCTGCAGTAACACTATCACCCGCTACGCCTGCAGATAAACTTTGAGTTAAGTTTGCAGCCAATACATCAAAAGCAGTTGTAGAAGCGGTGCCCCAATCATTACCATCCTCATGATGATTTAACCACCAAATATATTTAGACTGATTATTAATTACATTCTTGTAATAATTAGTTGAACCATCCGAATTTTTAGCATCAGATGCTTTAGATAAAAACGAGAATTTTTCTAGAACAGAACCAGCTGTACCAGAAATAGACCCCTTTGAATCAATTACAATAACGTGTATTTCATCATTGGATCCGCCTTTTTCTGTTACATATGCCGATGTTGCAGGAACAGCATCAAATTGACTAGCATATTGCCATGCTGTAAATCCTCCTGAATCTGCAAGAGATACTTTAATAGAATTTCCTAAAATACCTGGATATTTTGCCGCCCATTGACCATATAATAATCCGCCATTAGAATAATTAGCGTCATAGTCATCGGAATTTTCAATTAAAATTGATCCTTGATATAGTGTAGCATTTGCATAAACTGCTCCGGCAGGGACTGTCACTGTAATTGCAGGAGCAGATGCATATCCTGTACCTGCATTAGTAATACTAATTCTATTAACTTCGTATCTTAAATCCGATGTTGCAACTGCCGCAACCGCAGGTGCATCAACAGGATCGGGATCGAATGTAATTCTAGGTGCTCCGGTGTATCCAGCGCCGCCGCTTGCTATAGTAACACCTACAACACTTGCTTCCATTCTACCTATAACTGAAGCATTAGATCCACCTAAATTATTAGTGTCATTTTTATTTACATTAACAGTAATAGCACTACTGTATCCTGTGCCGGCATTAACAACATTCGCCCCGGTTATTGTTCCATGACCTAATGTAACATTAATACTAGCATTTGCATTATTTCCTAGAGGACCATTGCGTAATACGGATACATTTGGCGCAGAAGTATATCCAGACCCAACACTTATTACGTTGAATCTTGTAATGATACCATCAGCTCCTGTTGCAACTAATTGAATATTAG